TTTCAGCCATGCGGGATGCACGCTGTGCCTTCGCAAGTGCCTGTTCTTCGGTTTCACGAAGTCCGATTCGCTTTGATACATAATCCGCAGTCTCGCTTGAAGCCGCCGCGATACGTTCGGCACTCTCCGCCGCTTTTTGCCAATAGCTCGAAATGAGTTCTGCCGCTTTCTGAGCGAATGCGAATCCGTTAGCCATCCCTACACCGCCTAAAACGCTTTCAAGGATTTTGCCGCCCGTGAATTTCTTTGAAATCTCCCCGAGCAACCCATTCGCCTTTCCTAAATTGTTCGCTAGACCGCTTCCCGCGCTAGACGAATTAAGCCCCTTAGTAGCCGCCTCAACCGCCTTCAGCCCGCGCGTATACTTCAGCATTGCAGCTTCAGCCTCGGACACGTCTGCGCCGAAATATGCTATGATCTTGTCTTGGCTCATTCTGGTTTCTGTTTCGCTGATTTTTCTTCGCGGCGGATGCGGTTGTATTCTGCGTTGGCGTCTCGGTTAACGAAGTCTGTTAGCTGGTGGTTCTTGTAGTCTGGATTCTCGATCTTGCGCGCGGAGTGAAGCCACTGCCAAAACTGAGGAAGCGCCATCGTGCGGAGTTTATCAAAAGTGAATGACGGAAACGCCTCCATAATCTCGCCACACGCTGAAATCTCAAATGCCACTTGCGGCATCTTCGTTGGGTTAATTCCCTTGGGCTTTCTGTCGTCCGGCGCGTAGTAGTTCGGGCTATCCATGAATGCGTCGGCGATGAACGCATTAACCTCATTCACGATCCGATCTTTATCGAACGCGTAACGCTTCAGGATGCGCTTAAAGAGACGCTTTCTCAGTAGCTTCGTGAAGCGCCCATTTCCGATAGCCCGCAACACCATTCGCGCCAACCATACGCGATGCTTCAAAACCCACACGATGTTGCTCGCATGCGAAACGTCAGCGAACGGGCTACTAAAAAACGGATTCTTTGCGATAACCGCCAACAACGTCCAATCCGCCAACGTCAACGCGCGCACTTCTTCCCCTAGCAATGTCTGCGGAACTTCGGGGAATAGTGAGCCAGCGCGAATCGTTTCTTGTTTCTCGGCCGCTGCCTTAAATGATTCGCGCCAGCCTTCGACCTGCGTGAAGGACTTGATTTTTGCCATGGCGCATAACCAGACCGCTTATCAGGCGTCGGGCGAGATGATAACGGCGGTGAGAGTCGCGCCGGTTCCGCCCGCAGCGGTTACGGTCGGGGCCGTGGTGTAGCCAGAGCCGGGGCTGGTGATCGTGATCGCGTTGATCGCGCCAGAGGCAACCGTGTAGGTGCCCGCAGCGCCAGTTCCACCGCCGCCCGAGAAGATAATCGAACCAGCAGTGTAGCCAGTGCCGCCAGATCCAATCGTGACGCTGGAAACCGTGCCAGCGATGTCAGTGCAGCGAAGCGAAAGCGTGTAAGTTCCGGCGCTAGTCGAACCAATGGCGCGGGCAGGCTGGAAGATAACCCAGTTAAGACCTTGGTATTCGAATTCGGCGAACTGCGCGGGAATCGGCTGGGCGGCGTTCTCGATTTCAATGGTCATCGAGGCTTCACGCGGACCCTTGACGCGGCGTGCGCCACGGTAGGAGCCGTTGGAGTTTGAGAAGTCGGGTCCGACAGCACTTGCGCCCGAGTCGCTGAATGCGGTTACGATGTAATTAACGTCATCTCCACCAACGGGGATGAGAACGTCAACGGTGTAGGCGGATTGAAGGGGATCGTATTCGAGAGGCATGGTGAAATTACTTTAGGTTAAATTGATTAAGGAGTCGCTGGCGTTGGCCATGCGTCGGGGGAAATTCGGTAGGTTCCGTTATATGTCAGTTCCGTCACGTCCATCGTGTCGTCTGAAACGGTTAAAATCTGGCTGGAGAAGCTTAGGAAAACGACTTCGTGATAGAGCACCGCCAGCTTTGTGATTCCGGAGATCGTTCCATTGATCGCTCCGCGAAGCATTAGCTTCTTCAGCATTGCGACCTCGTAATCGTGCTTACTCTTGAAACCGCCAACGGGCCCATTATCCACGGGTCGGTCCGTGTTGACCGTTGCGACAAACGCACACTGGAACTCGTCTTGCTCCGGCCATCCGGTTTTTGATGTCGTCTTTGTCGCTTGATGTCCGGTAGCTGCTAATGGCTGAAACTGAATATCAACATGCGCATCAGGCATGTTTACGTTTTCTCGTGATGCGTAATTAGGACCGACGCCATTAATCGTGTAATACGCGGTCAACCCCTCCTCAAAGTGCCTTTGAGTATCGAGCAGAATCTCTAATGAAGGAGCGGCGGGCATTGCGGTAGATTACGGGCGGTTGCGAATCGAAAGCGTGAGCTGGTAACAGTCTGGAGCGATGTCGGCTTGAACGTTGGTGATTCGGTATTTCTTAGAGGTTCGGACCTGACCGGCGCAGACCTTCGAGAAGACTTCGACTTCATCGGAGGAATTCGCGACGGGGATCGCCGTGCCACTTGGCAACGCGAGCATGATCTCCAAATCGGCCGTCTCGCTCGTAAACCCGCTCAACTGCGCCTTTCTCTGATAGCTCTGCTCGTTCTGCGCCGCCACCATCGCCACCCCTCGAAACTTAATGTCGATCGGACGACGATAAATATGCGCACGAAAAACCCCGCGACGGATGCAACCGTCTAGCGGCGGCATGGTCGCGGGGTCGTAGTTCATTTCGTGCTGCCTTCTGGCGTTCCTTAGAAGCCGAGCTGGAACGTGTAGAACACGGCCGTATTGTCGCCAGCCGTTGCGCTGGTAACAACCTGTGCGCGGATGTAGCGGCGCGTCTGCGGGGGCAGCTTGAAGTGCGGCATACCGGGCGAGTTGGGGATAGCAGCAACAGGGAACGCGGGGCCACCGTTTCCACCAGCACCCGTGACGACAAAGGAACCAGTGCCTGCGACGGTCGCGAAGCTGGAATTGTCAGCCGAGTCCTGAATGGAGAACGTGATAGTCTGGCCGTTAGCCAAGTTTGGCGTAGCCGGAAGGCGGATGATAACGTCAATCACTTCGTTGACGGAATCGGCTGGCGTCTGCTCCAAGTCAATGGAAGCAGATTGAGCCGTGGTGTTCTGCGCGGGAAGCGCGGTGCGGACGTATTTGAGAATGTCCTGAATTTCGCGTGGCATGGTATTGGTTATTTGGCGTTCTTGTCGTTACCCTTGGCGGCGTTCTTGTCGCCTTCCTTAACTTCAGGCTCTTCCACGTTCAGAACGCAGGAACCGTAACCGGCTTTCGTTTTATCAACGACCGGACATTTCGAGACGATGACACGGCCATCAATGCCGAGATCAACGGTGCCGTCTTTGTGATCCTTGATGACATCGAGAATGACATCACCAGCGGGTTGTGCGTAGGTTGCGGAACTCATGGTTTAGACCTCGATTGCTTCGGTGTTTAGGAGAGCATCCGTGACGATGATAGGAACACCGTCATACTGCGTGGGCAGAGGGGCGATATTCGGCTGATCGGGGCGGTTGGTGCCTTGGCCCTGAAGAACCACGGTGCGGGAAGCCTGCAACTGGCTGCGGCTACGGCGCGTCATGAAGATGGCGTCCGGCAGCATGTTGGCTGGGAAGCTCGCGAGGAGCTGAGCGAGCAACGCATCGGTGAGACCCTTACCGACATCGGCAGTGATGTTGGCGATACGGCGAACGCTATTGCGGTCAACAGTCTGGAGACCGATCCAAGCAGAGGAGGCCGCAACGTATGCGTCCATGTCGCCGGTGCCGCCACCCTCAACAGGAGCGGAAACGATCTGGTCGCGCCACTCGCCAACTTCCCACGCCTTGTTGTTGCCGCCAACCAGAGTCACGGCTTGATCGCCGAACTTGATAGCGTAAACGGAAGAGGCGGTGTTGGCGGTAGTGCCGGTGGCATTGATCACCGAAGGCTCGCCGTTAGGCGAAAGGGTGCCGAGAGGAAGAAGCTCGCGGAGACCGGGGAAACCCTTGGTATCAATCGCGCGGCCATACCAAATCTGCGAGGCGAGTTTCTGAGCAGAGCCGAGCCAGAAGCCGGAAGCCTCGTGGGCGAGCCAAGCATCAGCGCCGTCCTCGTAAGCATCGGCAACAGCACGGTCAACCACCATGGGACCGCCGAAGATAAAGGTTTCGACAAGCGAGCGTTTATAGGTGCTCTTGCCGCCGACTTGGCCTTCGTTAGCCATACGGAACGCGCCGCCGGTGTAACCAGTGCGGGACCAAGTGGAGTAGGTGTTTCCTCGGATGGTGCGGAACGGGAAAATGTCGAGCTCGGGGGTGAGCTTGAGATTCTCTTCAATGAGACCAACAACGGCATCAGTTCCGTTGGCTTTGGCGATGTCGAGCAGAGTGGTTCGGGCCATGATATTTTAGATAAGAGTTTCCTGAAATTAGTTAGTGGCGGATTTGCCAGCGCGTTGCTTGGCGAAAGTGGCGCGAACACGGTCGATGCCGGTCACAACTTTCTCTTCCTTTTTTTTGCCGTCGTCATTGGCAGCAGCGGCAGCGCCAGTATTTACCGCGCGTGGCAGGCCGAAACGGAGCTTGCTGGAAAGCTGGGCTTTAAGATCCACGACTTGCGCGGACAGCGTAACGACCTCAGCAGCCTTCGGGTCGAGTTCGGCGATCTTCGCCTTCAGCTCAACGATCTCAGCGTCTCGCGCATCAACCTTAGCCTTAAGGTCATCGCGTTCAGCAATGAGAGCGGAAGCCTCTTCATCGTTAAGCGCCATTTCAACTTTGCTGATCAAGTCAGCGTCCGTGGTCTTTTCATCAGCAGCCTCCGCAAATTTGGCAATGTGCGCAAGGGCCTTGGGGTTGTTTTTGAAGTGGGCGAAAACTGCTTTCATCGTTGAGATTGATTTTGAGCCTAACTGAGACTGAGTCTCAATTTCTTTTAACCGTTGCTGTTCTTGTTTTTCTTTTACGTCAAGCGTTTTGCTTGAAAATAGCGCGTTGTTTGCTGCGGGAGTGCAAACGATGTCGAAAGACTCGACGTGCGTGGGGCGCGAATATGGGTTTCCGCCGTCCTCAGCATCCTCTAATTCGTGATAAAAGTTAGCCGAGATTCCGAAACTTTCCGGCGCTTTATCAGCCATCTCGAAAAGCGTCTCAAATTCACCCTTGGAATTCTCCTTAAACGAACGAAGCGCCTGAAATTGGGAGGCACGAAGGACCGGAACAGCACCATCTACGTCAATGTAGAATCCAGAATATAGACCAACAGCCTCAGTGGGTCGCGGATCTTCGGTGTGATTAATGAACGCCTTAACGGTTTTGCCTTTAACTAGGGCATAAAACATTTCCAGCGTCTTTTGGTCGATCCGTTGATCGTGACCCGATGCCTCTCCTACCGTCATTAGGGCCACGTCTTTGATAATGCCGGATGCAATATCGACCTTGCTGGATTCGATTCTAGCGGCTGAAGCGTATTGAACTGTTTTCGACATGGTAAATTAAGCTGCAACAACCGCGTCAGCACGGCGTGAGTTTGCGTCTGCGTTCACGGCTGCGGCCTCGCTGGCAGCGATTGCCTTCAGTGCCTCGCTCGCCGCTTCCGCATTCGGCATGTTCGCGACGATCTCCGAGACCGTGACAACCTGAGCGTGAATCTCAGCATCAGTCGGATAGCGACCGCCCAGCGATGCGAATGCCTTAATGGTCTTCGCCTTGTAAGCGGCCTCAGCAACGATGCCGCGCGTGATCTCATCAGCGTAGGTTCCGTTTTCGGCCGCGAGAGTTGCGGGGGATTTGAGTCCGGAAGTTTTCGCGAGGGCCTGCGCCTGCATATGCTTGGCCTCGTCAATCTCCTTAATTACCGGCCAGCCATAGCGAATGTCAGCAATGCCGTCCGCTTTGTTCTCAAGCTCGCCAGAGTCAACAGCGATGCCGATTTGACGCTCGATCAGCTTGTCAAAAAAGTGCTCACGCTCTTTGCGTTCATCGTCCAGCATCTCGCCCATTTTGATTCGATCAACGCGGGCGCTGCTGTAGTTCGAGAGGCGATAGCCGATTAGGACTTCTTCAGGAGGGATGCCCACGGGCGCGCAGATTCGGTCAACGAGCATCAAAGAAAACTGGTTGAAATCTTGTGCGTTCAACTTCGGCTCCAAGAGTTCAACCTCTTCGCCAGATTCCACGTAAAGCATCTGGCCGTTACGAACTGCCTGATAATTCGAACGCGCGGTAAGCTGGCTCAAAAGGGGGCCCGCATTTTCTTCACACGCATCTTTGAGCGCAGAATTATCTGCCCACATTTGCGGGTCGAAATTCTTCTTAAAAACAACCGACATCGCCGCCTGATTCTTAACCGTCGTTACCTTAGCCTTAATGATGTCGTCAAGCTGTTGAACAGAGTCGATCACCGACGACATGCGCGGAACTGGACGGCCTTCCTCGATGCGATCCGGCGCGCCGAGGTGCGTCACGAACTCAGCCGGAACGATTGTCGCGCCTTCTTCCTCAAGAAAAGTTACATAGCTCTGGCCAGACGTGCGGAGCAAACGCTTTCCGAATCGGTAGTAAACGGGCGCGCCGCTGTCCAAATCGTAGCCAATGCCTTCGATCTCGTTAATCGGAGCGATAAACGGACTGCCGCAAAGCTCGGATGGGATGAGCTGCACTTTGTCCTCCACGTCCACGATGAACGCTTCGTTGCAGATAAGAAGCTCCGTGGATAAAACCTTGTTCATCCGGCGAAAGCTCCAGCCTTTCCCGTAAACAATGGAGCGCAAACGGCGTTCAAGCTCACGCTCTTTCAAGTCGTTCAATCCGCCATCGGGGCCGACTACGTGAATCGTAGGTGAGCCAACGGAAAGAGCATAGCGAAATGCAAGCGCGGCCATGACCGGATTATTGCGAACACTGCGGCGCAGATAAGCGATAATCGAAAGGCGATCACGCATCGGAAGCATTTCCGATTCAGGGCGCGGCTTGCTATCGCCCGCGCCGTAGAGCGTGCGCTCGCGATTGTTACGCGCGGCCTCATAGTCTCCACGACCAGTGCCCATGTTCATACCGTAGGCGCCCAGCGAATAACGCGGCTGATACGGACGATTAAACTGATCCAAAATTAAAGGAGCCGAAATTGCGGCGAATTGCGCTGTCTTACTCATGGGTTAGCGCCTTCAAGCTGCGTAGGGAAATAGTAACTGAGATTGGTTCCGGATACGGGCGGCAGAGGCAAGCCATCGCGAATGCACTCAAGCCGGTCGCGGAAGTTTCGCAGCAACGGCAAACGCTTCGACCACTCAATGTTCTGGTTGAACGTCGCCGAAATTCCCTGAGACGAATGCGAATCGCCGAGACCATGCGAAACCGCGAGTCGCCGCTCAATGCTGGCGATCTCCGTATTTACCTCGTCAAGTCTTCGCGCTTGCTGCGGCGTCAGGCCCATGCAAGGACCAATTGAGACGCAGTCTCAACTAGTCAACCATCAACTAACTTTTGCCCACGGATAGTTTCGTGCCACGAACTTCGCATCAAAGAAGAAGTTCTTTCGCATCGAGTCCATGAAGAACTTTCGGCGAATCGTGATCGCTGAATTTAGCTTACGCTGTCCGTCCGTCTTTATGGCGATGCCGGATGTGTTAACGACAGTGAGATTGAATTGAGACGTGTTCGCACCCGTCGCGATTGCGAACCCTACGCGGCGTGACTTCCCTCCAATTGGGCGGGCGCGCTGAATGAATGACGCCACCGATCCTCCCGTTTGCCCAACCCCGATTGCCTGAATGATGTCGAAGTAAGATTTTGCCGTGAGTCCGCGCGCGCCCTGACGTAGCTTCATATCTTGCTTCGTCTCTTTAACGTCCTGAGCCCATCCGGCCTTATAGCGGTTCCAGTCGGCGTCGTTCGTTTTCCATCCTTGTCCCGTGTGCTCGGCCAGCGGACCGAGCGCGCCGCTCCAAAGTGACATCGGCATAACGCGCGCTGTATCGTATCGCACAAGCCACTGTTGTCCGAACTTAGATGCGCGCTTACTGACCGACGTTGAGCCTCCGATTCTACCATCAGAAGACCAACGCGAAACGCCCTTCTTTAAAGCCTGTTCCTTCACCTTGCTCGCGCTCGAACTCGTTACGAACTGCATCGCGCGTCGAACCGTAGCCGCCGCCTCATAGCGAACCGTAGTCGGCAGATCCTTTCGCAGCATCGCCGCGAGCTGCGCGTAGTAGCTCGAAACCGGCTGCGTGTTTATGCGGGCTGTGAAGCGCATAGAAAATCCACCAGCTTCAACGCCTTCTCAACCCGCTTAGCCTTGTTCGGCTCCGCCTTCACTTCTTGCGCCATTGTCTCAGCTACGGCCGCGCGGTCAAACGCAGTCGCGATTACGATTGGCTCGGTCGGGTTGTGTGTCGGTGCATTCATTTATTCGTATGTTAGTCGCGTTTCAAAATTGCTTCACCGCTCCCGCTCGTTCCGCCTCTCTGAGAAACAGGAACATACGGGGCCAGCCTCCATCCACTCGTAACCTTCGCTGGCTTCGAATCAATAATAACCGCTGGCGATGTCGCGACTACTTGCGACGGCTTATCAACAGGCGCGCGCTCAAACGTGAGATTCCCCGCGCGCGGGCCCACTCGTTCACTCGCCTCAACTGTTGCCGGATTCGCCGACTCCCCTTGGCCCTCGTCATCCTGCTCCGGCGCTTCCTCGTTAGGGTTATTCTTCATCGCAAGTTCAGCCTTCAGCTTTTCCGCATCAAACAGCACACGCCGATGCGCCGCCAGCGCATAAACTCGAATGTCTAGCGGCTCGTTTCGACGGTCGCCACTTTCGAAAATGTAATATGCACGCCCTTGCGAGTATCGCTGAATGCGCCGCTCCGTTGTCAACTGCCTGAAATACCGCGCGTCGTATCCATGCCCTTTCGGATAGTGCATCGACCCCGCCCCCGGAACAGGAAGCATTATTCGCCCGTAGATAACCGTCTTCGCCGATGTAACGCCCACCATCCACTGCGGGATTTTACGCTTGTTATTGATCGACGGCTTACGCGGAAGAATCGGGATCACCTTGCCGACTACGTTCAATCCCTTACATGCGAAAACCCCGCGCGCCTTACGCGGGCCCGTGAACTTCAACACCTCGTCCTGCTTAGTTCCTGAGTCCACGAAGAAGCTTTTCGCAGTCATCGTTACTCCAGCCGGATGCTTAAATGAACGCGCAATGAACTGGTCTAAATCCTTCCAGCATTGATCTCCGAGCTGCGAAGGATCTCCCATGAACACGGCATAACCCAAGCCCCATGTTTCTTCGCCCTCCCCGTATCCGATGAGCTCCGCTTCGATGCGGTCCGCTTGCACGTCCGCCGCGCCTTCCACTCGCAGCACGCCATCCGGCAATAACGCATCCGGATCGTATTCCTCGGCACGCGCGATAATCGCCTTCTCGTCCAACTTCTCGTATTCCTCTTCCCAGCATTCCGCCATGAAGGTGTTAGTCCACACCTTCAGCGCCTCCGCGCCTGCCTTCACTGCGTCAAGAAACCCTACCGCGAACTCCTCCAGCATCGAAGAGAACTGATCCTTGCCGCCAATCAGCTTGTAAAATCCGTTGATATGGAAACCGAAAATCTTCGACTCGGGGTTACGCGCACGAGGTTCTCCCGCCATGATTGCGCGCTGCCTGTCCAAGTCGTCCCAATGAGCTCCGCAATGCTCGCACTGAATGTAGCACTGATCCAAATGGAAAACCTCTTTGCCTTCTTCTGTCTTCGTCTTCGGCCACTTCACGCAACCCCGCTTAAGCGTCTGATGCTGCCCGCAGCATTCCGGCTTCACCCACCATTCGTGGAACGTTGAGTTCTCCAGCATCTTCCAGCTACGAGACTGCCCAGCAATCGTTGGCGTGCTCGCCTTCACCTTCACGGCGTCAGAATAAGCCTCGGCGCGCTTGTCTGCTAGCGTTGTTGGGTCGCCTTCCTTGCCTGCGCTGTGCTGGTCTGCGTCAATCTCGTCTTGAATCACGATCCGCTTTGACCGCTGACGCATGCCGCTCGGCGAATTAGCGCCTATGACAGTCAATCCACCGCCCGCGTATTTCTTATTCGTGATCGTGTTGCCGCTGTCCCGCGATTTCGAATCACCGATAATCGCCCTCAATACCGGCGTAACATCCACCATCGGCGAGAACTTCGCCTTACTCCACGCCTCGCCGCTCTCCTTGGTTGGATACTTTACCAGAATCGGTGAAGGGTCCGCGTGAATGTAATAACCGATGATGTTGTTCAGCATCTCTGTCTTTGCCATCACCTGCGCCGCGCCTACCAAAATGTTATCGCGATACGTCCGAGCGCCAATCGTATCCATGATGAACTTACACCACGGCAACCGCGTCGAAGAATAACGACCGGGCTCGCTCGTTACGCCCATCGGCATCCGGCGATACTCGTCAGCCCATTCACTGATAGTCATCTTGAGCGGTGGTCGCCAAGTCTTCCACGTGCGCGAAAGCAACTTGAACTCGCGGCCCTTCATTCTCGCCAGCACGGACGGCGTAAGCGCGTATTTTTCGAGATCGTTAATCATCGTGCGGCTTCCGGTTTCTCGCCTTCAGCCAGCTTCGACTCTTCTTCCTGCGCATCCGCAATCGCCTGAATGTCGATGTCGTGGATTTCTTCGCACGCACCGCGTATCGCCTTTTCGATAATCTCTGAAGCGCCTTTCGGCGTCCGCTCCAAAATCACCAATGCACCGATCTTCGCTCCTACTGCCATCAGCTTCGTCATTCCGACTGAGATTGCAGACTGCCACGCGTCGCCAACGTGTTTCGCAACTACCAGCTTACCTGCCGCTCGCGCCGCCAAAATTTCGGCAAGGTCTGCATCGGCCTTCATCTTTCGCGCCTTATCAGCATCGTATCCGGTCGCCCCTTCACCGCCAGCTTTCGAACGTTTCTCGCCCTTCAGCAGTGAAACGTAGTTGCGCACTGAATCCCTCAGCACGAACCGGCCGCGCCCAGTCTTCACAAGCACTTCCTGACGCACCAGCTCCGCCGTGTATTGCGTCGTGAACCCAAGCATGTCCGCAAGATCGGTCGTTGAGCACTCGCCTAAACTCTCACTCGCCGCGTCCCTCATCGCCCACCACTGCGCCTCGATCTCCTCTCGATTAAAAGCCTCGGGGAGCGACTTGATCCACGCACTCGGGTCAGCCTTCAGCGCCGCCCTCAAAAATGCGTCCTCCTCCTTCTGCGTCATTTCTTTTTTTGCCCCCATTTTTACCTACTTTCAGAAATGAAATCATTTTTTACAAGTCTAGCCCTACGGAAATGCTGATGCCACGTAAACTCCC